GCCACCCACGGACAGCTCGGGCACCGCGACGAACTGCTCGATCGCGATGACCTTCAGCACGGAGGTGGCCATCATGTACGCGGCCATGTCGTCGAGGTCCGCTCCCGAGATGGTGCTGGGGAGCGGATCTCCACGGTCCACGTACTCCGACAGGTCATGCAGGTACGTGCCCTTGCGCGACTTCTCATTCGCTCCGGCTGCGTCCTTGGCCTGCTCAGTGAGCGAGTTGAGTCGCTTCTTGTCGGAGGAGTCGTCGGGGTCCAGACCTCGAACTTTCTCCAACAAGTCGGGTCGCTTCGCGGAGCCGAGCAAGACCATCCGACCCTGCCAGTCGATCAAGTTCGACTTGTCCTCGATGCAGTCGATGAACGTCGTCGTCCGAGTGTGCCCCTTCGGCTTGCCGCCGCTCTGGGGAACGATCAGGGGCCTGCCCCAGCCGTCCCTCGGGACGGACATGTTCGGGTGCAGGGGCTTCGCTTGCGGGATCTCTACGAGATTCAGGGCCACTCAGTTCTCCTTCGTTCGGGGATGTGGTCATGGGGGTGATGGTCGGGGTCGCGTCCTTGCGGGAATGGCCGGGGGTGAAGACCTCCTTCACCGCGTCCCGGTAATCGGTGCGGCTGTGGAGTGCCGGGCTCGGAAGTATCAGGGCGCCTGCAACGCAGGCCGCCAGGGCAAACGTGCCAGCCGCGCGCTTGGCGATCGAGCGGGCCGGCCTTTCCTGAACGACAGGCTGTACGGCATACACAGTGATGGGCGCCAGGTAGATGCGAACGGTGCCGTCCTCAAGCAGCTCGGGCTCGCACTCGTCTTCGTCCAGGGGCTCAAGGCCCCGACTCCTGGCCGCCTCCAGAACGGTCCTCATGGCGCTGGCCTTGTAACCCGGCCTCGCGTCGATGTGGAAGTCGTACGCATCCTCGTCGACTACCAGCAGGATCAGTCTGTCCGGGGAGCTGAATTCTCCGTACCACCCACTGGGCGTCGTAGAAGTGTCCGCCCCCTGGTGGAGTTCCACTCGGTACCTCCTTCTGTGCAAGTGTCGCTGAGGTGATCCATCCTGCATGACCACTGCGGCACTGTCAAGTCAACTTTTGTAAGCAGTCTTGACGAAACCTTCACGTCCGGAGGGTATGACTCCGCAAGAAGGCAGATGGTTGTACGCAATGAACGGAATCTTTGAAAGTTCAATCTACCCGGCCTACTGTGGGGACCAGAGAGCCCCCCGCAGTTCGGATGCGGGGGGCTCTACATAGACTGCTTGCGGTGTGCCGGCCTACCGGTCGGCATTGGGGCGAGGGGTCGTCTTGTGCTCCGGCTGGTGGATGAGGTCGTCATCGCCCTCCTGCCGTGGCACGTAGAAGAAGCCTTCCTCGGTGTCCGGGTCGTAGTGCACGACCGCGTTCTCCTCCTTCAGCATCTCCAGCCAGTTGGACAGCCGGGACTCGTCCGTCTCGGTCAGCTCCTTGCCAGCGCGGCGTCGAGCCTCTGCCCGGAGCATCGCCAGGGGGTAGGCCCAGCGGTGCTCCTCTTTCACGAACCAGGGGATGAGCTCGTCATCCCGTACGATCCGCCGATCGAGACCCCGGCGTCGCCGGAAGTTTCCCCACATGGAGGGGACGGTCTCGATGTTGTACTTGCGCTTGTACTCGTCGATCATCCAGGCGTAGGTCCGACCCTCCTCGAACCAACGGATGACCTCCTGCTCATCCTGGATCTTGCGCTTGCCCATGTGCCTCCTGACTTCGTTGTCACCATGATCACTTCGTCGTGATCATGGTCTGTAACACTTCCACGATACCGCGCCACAGTCAACTGTGCACAGGTATCGTGGGTGTCACACCAACATTCACACCGGGAGGGAAGGCATGAAGCTGCAAGTCACCGCGTGCGACATCGACAAGAAGTTCCCCGCCAAGACTTACACCATCACAGCGAGCGATGGTCGCAGTATCACAAAGGACCTGTGCGAGGAGCACGCCGAGCCCTTCGAGGAGTGGCTGGAAGAGGCGGAGGTCGTCGAGGACGCCGAGCCCGTGTGTGAGCCGGAGCCGGAGCCGAAGCCCGAGCCCAAGCCCGAGCCGAAGGTCGTCAAGCAGGCGCCAGCCAAGAAGACGACAGCTCGACGGCGACCGAAGGTCGTCAGCCTGGAAGAGATCGAGAAGGCCAAGCAGAACTGAGACAAGAAGAAAGCCCCCGCCAGCCACATGGGCCAGCGGGGGCTTCTCTCATTCCGAGTCGGACTGCTCGACGAAACCGAGCGCGGTCAGCGCCTGTATGACGAGCGCGACCTGCGGGTAGTCGGTGCCGAAGTAGGTGGCCAGGGACAGGGCCACACCGACGACGGCTGCGACCAGTCCGGCCTTGGACTTGTACTTGGTGGGCAGGGCCCCGGCGATACGAGCCAGGCCCTTACCCGTCACCTTGGAGTGCTTGGCCACTCTGATCATCCCTTCACAGTGAAGCCGCGCTTGGCGCCCAGCTTCTTCAGGCTCGTCAGGCCGGGGATGCCGTCAGCGTCCCGCCCGATGTAGCCGAGCTTCTGCTGCCACTTCTTGTAGGCGGCCTTGGTGGTGGTCCCGTAGGAACCGTCCGTGGCGTAGGTAGCGGAGAGCAGGCCCTCGGCGCGGAGTGCAGCCTCGACGAGCTTCACGTCAGCCGCGTGCGTGGTGCCGCCCTGCGGCAGGCCGGGGTCGCGCTTCGCTGCGGCCACGACGTTGGACAGGTCGACGACCTTCGCCGCAGGCTTGGCGGGGGCCGGCGAGGAGGTCGCAGGCTTGCTGGCGCCCTTGTTGATCCGGGCCTGGACGTCCTTGCGGAACTCGTCCATGTCCCACATCGCGCCGCCCGCCTTGCCGATCGGACCCTTCGGGTCGATCTTGCGGGTGGTGCCCTCCTTGTGGCCGATGACCGAGTTGGCGGTCCAGCCATGGAAGCGGCAGATCGCGGCAGCCCAGTTCACCGCAGCGTCGTACTGGGCCTGCGGGTAGAAATCCTTCCCGTCGCCCAGGTTCTCGATCTCGATCCCGTAGTAGTGGTCGTTGCCGTCCACGGGCTCAGAGGTCGAGGGGCGCGGGTGGACCGAGGACTCGGCGACCACTGCATCGTGGGCGTTCTGCGCGAAGCCGCCCGCGTGGTTGGCGCGGTGCGCCGAGATCATCGTCGCGGTGCCGGACTTGGCCAGGTGGGTGTGGCAGAGCGGGCCGGGCAGCGCGCTGGTGCCGTTGTAGACCAGGCTCAGGGAGTCACGGCCTGCGGTGTGGTGGATCACGACGCCGTTGACAGGGCCGAACGTCTTGCCGGTGGCGCTGTCGCGCCCGTGGGTACGCCAGCCGCTGTACTTCTCGGAGACCGTCAGCCCCTCCTTCTTCAGGGCATCGACGAACTGCTGGGCAGTCATGGGGGTTGACACTGGGGTGTTCTCCTTCGCTCAGCCCGTGAGCTGCCGCACGGCAGCCACCACAGGGCGGGTGTCTTCGATGTGGTCGTCGAGGCGTTCGGCGACGGACAGTCGCTCGCGCCGTTCGTGGTTGATCTCGCTACGCAGGGCGCCCAGCTCCTCGCTGTGCCGCTCCTGGCCGTCGATGACTCGGTCGATCCGGAACATCACGGCGTCGAGGTCGTCTCGCAGGTTCGTGCTGTGCGTGTTGGCAACGTGGTCTCGCGCCACTTGCACATTCTCTCGCACTTCGCTCATCGCGTTCGCTTGGCGCCGCATCATCTCGATGAGGACGCCGATGAGGGCGGCACACACGGTGCCGCCCGTCGTGACGAGCGCAACTTGCACACTGGGTTCCATGGCCAGGACGGTCACGACAGCTTGGACTCCAGACGGGCCAGGCGCGCTTCGAGGTCTTCGATCTGCTTGGCCTGACGCTGGACGACCGGAACCAGGGCGACGCCCAGGAGGTCGTAACGGAGACCGTCCACCTCTCCGTCCAGGTAGTTGATGAGCCAGGGGGCGACCTGCTCGACCTCTTCCGCGATCAGGCCGACCTCGTCCTTGCGGCCCTCCTTGATGGAGCCGTCCTCCTTGACCTGGTCCTTGCGGTCGTAGATGACCGGGCGCAGGGAGAGGATGCCGTCAGGGTCGATCTCGTAGTCGCGGACGTTCTCCTTGAACTTGATCGAGGAGGTGTTCCGGCAGAAGGTGCCGTCACCCTCGACCCACACTGCGTACCAGGTACCCGAGCCGGAGGCCGAGTTGTTGGCCGGCTTCTTCGAGCCGTTGGCCCAGGAGATCGTGCCGCCCGAGGTCAGGTAGTTGGAGTGGCTGTGCGAGCTCGGCGGGTACGTGTCGGGGCGGTTGGTGATCGAGCTGAAGGTGTGCGAGTGGGACGACGGAGGGAACGTCGAGGGCTTGCCGGTGATGTCGCCGTAGGCGTGCGAGTGCGCGCTCGGGGCGAAGGTGCTCGGCTTGCCGGTGACGTCGGCGTAAGCGTGCGTGTGAGCGGCCGGAGGGAAGGAGGCGGGGGCGCCCTCGATCGTCGACCAGGTGATGGTCGGAGCGAGATCCTTCCAGCTCGTACCGTCCCAGAACTCCCAGTGGTTCGTGGAGGTGTTGAGCCCGAGCCGGCCAGTACGAGGGGAGGTCGGCCGGGTGTTCGTCGTCCAGCCGCCCACGCTGTTGCCCAGGAACTCTCGCGCCCCTGCGACGTTGCCAGCCGTGATGGTCGCAGCTCCGGTCGGGACCGTGACGGTCGCCAGCGGGAACTCGTAGATGTTGGTGTCGGTCTGGGTCAGGGCGGGGATGCTGCCACCCGAGGAGCCCTGCACGACGGCGAGAGAGATGGAGTTGGCGGTGGGGTCCAGGCGGAGCACGACGCGGTCGTACCGCGTGGCCGCGCTCGCGGCTGCGATGGTCACCGTCTCGGTCGCCGTCGACTGAACGGCGTGGCCGCGCACGATCGCGAAGCCGGGGTTGACCTTGACCTGCATCCCGGAGCTGTCGCCGTAGACGCTGAAGTTGGAGCTGCCGACGCCGCCAGCGACTCCGGAGTGCGAGGCGAGCTCGCGGAAGAGGTAGCTGAACTGCCCCTCGGAGACGGGCTGGCCGTCGAACGGGTAAGAAGTGATGGACACGCTGAGGGTCCTCCTTTAGGAGAGGGGAAGTCTGCTTACTCGGAGTACGGGCCGACGTCTTCGATGGACAGGTGAGAGCCGGTGCTCACCAGGAAGCGGACCTGGCCGAAGCCTCCGGTCCCTGTCGCGGGGGTGCGCGCAGCCCAGATCGAGATACCTACGGTCAACTGCCCTCTGGGCGGGTTGATCAGGTAGAAGGTGCAGTCGGCGCTCGACGACGTCGTGGAGTCGTCGTCGTAGACGGTCACTCGGTGGTTACCGATGTTCGTCCCGGAGGTGGTGACGGTGGACCCGGAGGCCCACCGACACCTGACGATCACGCTGTTCTTGGCGTAGCGGATCGCGCTGTTCGTGTTGTCGCCCACGCCGTCCGTGTCTGCCGAGTACGCCTGAAGGTGCACCCTGTAGATGCGCTTCGGCGCGGCGGTGAACGGAAGCTGGTAGACCATCGTCTCGGTGTTGCCGATGTAGGCGGTCTCGGCCAGGTCTGTCGTGATGGCCACGACACCTCGCGGCATGTGGCTGGCGTCCAGGAGTCCCATGGTCTACCAGCTCCCTTCTGTTGGTTTCACTTACACAAGTCCGACCCAGAACCGCTTCGGGTCGGAGAGGAACGAGCCCACGGCGATCGAGGCCGGGGCCGTGGTCTTCGCGGTGTCCGTGGCCCCGAGCGTCGCCCAGCGCCACATGTTGTTGTAGCCGAGCCTCGACGGGCAGGCCGAGCTGTTGTCGTAGGCGAGCATGGCCGGACCGTCGACCGGGCTCTCGGTGTAGACCATGCGGAACACCACGTAGTAGAGGCCGGGCGCGAGGGTGACCGCAGACGTCAGCGGCGTCGAGGAGTTGCCACCACCGTCAGCGTGCTGCTCGGCCGGCTCGTAGGTGGCCGTGCTGAGGTCGCCCGTCGCTCGCATGAGAGTGCCGGACGAGTTGTAGATCCCGGCCCAGGAGCCGGACTTCAGGCCGCCTGCGTAGCCCTTGAAGTACCAGGCGATCCGACTGACGGAGACGGACTCGTTGATCTTGACTGCCGTCACTCGACCGGTACCGCTCGTCGGGTACACAACCTGCACCGAGCACATCGCCGGGTCGCTGGACCACGCCTTCAGCCCGAGGTCGGTCGGGTCGAAGTCGCTCGGCTTGGAGAAGGACGGGAGCTGCGCGGTCGGAACCTTGGTGTCCGACCCGAGCGAGGCGACGCCGTTCGCGGCGCCCTTCTGGTTTGCCAGCAGCGCTCCGAGGCTCGCGGCGTCGATCGTCACGTCGCCCGTGTCGCCGTTCACCGAAGTGACCGGTACCTCCGGGGCGTTGGCCACGGTGACGATCGTGCCGTCCGACTGCCGGACCTTCAGCACGCCAGCTTCGGAGTAGGCGACCACGCCGCCCACCGGGTCGGACGTCGGCAGGATGTTCGCGTTCTTGATGCCGAGCACGAACTTGCCCCCGGCGAACGAGGTGGCCGTGTCGCCGACGCCCAGGTTGTAGAACGTGGGCCGGAGGCTGTTGCTGTACGGGTGGCCATCGGCCGTGACTCGGAAGTACGTGGCCGGGTCGGTGCTGCCGTACACGGTGAGCGAGTTGCCGGAGGTGGGCTGGATGTTCGTCACACCCGTGACGGTTCCACCCGTGATCGGCAGGGCGTTGACGTCGGTCGCGCTCAGCGTGACGACGCCAGTCTTCCCGTTCACGGAGTCGACTGCGCCACCACCGGAACCTCCGGAGCCGACCTGGAAGATCGTCCCGTTGGCCTGGATGACGTAGGGCAGGCCGTTCTTCGCGTAGAGCACGAAGCCCTGCGAAGGGGCGGCCGGGTCCGCAGTGCGGTTGGTGACACCAACACCGTTGACGAAGGTGCCCTTCGCGTCCGACAGCTTCGTGCTGCCGCCGAAGGCGATCTGCCCCGTGGACCGGTTCATGTCCAGGACGGTGGCACGGAACGTGCCGTCATCGTTCCGGCTGGACAGGGTGAGGTTCGTTCCGGCCGCATCGACACCGGTCTCGGCGTCAGTGCCTGCGGCGAGCGTCCATCGGTTCTGGCTGTTGGTGCGGAAGGCCAGCGTGCGACTCGACCCAGGCGCTCCGTTGATCGGCAGGGTCTGCACGATCTCACCGGCAGTCGCAGGCATGGCGCCCACGTCTGCGGCGCCAAGAGTGACGGCTCCAGTCCGGGAGTTGACCGAGGACACCGGGTAGCTGACCTGTGAGATCTGGAAGGCCGTGCCGTCCGACTGCTTGACGAACAGCTTCCCCGACTTGGAGTAGATGAACGTGCCACCCGAGGTGGTGGCCGGGTCGTCGGTGACGTCGCGCATTCCGACCGTTCCACCGGACGTCACTGTGGCAGCGCCGTGGTGCGTGGTGGTGCCGAAGGTGATCGTGCCATCAGACCGCTTCGCGTGGATGACGGTCTTACCGAAGGAGCCGTCATCGTTGCGGGCGGACAGGCGGAAGTCCGAACCGGCCGCAGAGCCGGTCTCGGCAACGTCGTCGACCTGAGCTTCCCAGCGACTCACGCCGCTCGTCAGCCACCGGTAGGCCCGGAAGTTCCCGGCCGCCTTGTCGATGTTCATGTACGAGGCGCTGAGCGTCGCGTTGGCGTTGGACGGCAGGGCGTTCACGTCGGACGCGGCCAGCGTCACCGAGGTGGCGCTCTTGCCGTTGACCGACTGGATGACGCCGGGTGTACCAGGCGAGCCGGCCGGTCCCTGCGGGCCTTCCGGTCCAGTGGGACCTACGGTCCCGTTGTCGTAGGGGTAGTACGTAGTCGGCATTTACGCGACCTCCACTCCGCTGATGTGGGCGTAGGCCGTGGCCGAGTTGCCCTGAACGCTGATCGTGTCGTTGGGTTCGAGCACCTGCGAGACGCGGATCGTGAAGACGCCGTTCGGCTGGATGCCTACGTTCGCGAGGAGAGGGATTCCGTTGATCTTCACGGCGATCAGCGCGCTCGATCCGCTGATGTTCGTGGCGACGATGTCGGTGATGATCGCCTGCCCGTTCGTGGGCGTGGTGTAGACGACGGTGTCTGCGTCGGGGAGTTCGCCCCGGTAGAAGTTCTTCGGTGCCGTGGCCACCTGTTCACCACACTCCCATGATCGACATCAGTTGGTTTTCGGCTGCGGCGCCGGTGTCTGACGACCGCTCCAGTTGCGAGACGCGCGCCTCGGTGTTCGTCACACGCTTCGAGAGGGCCGCGTCTACCGAGAAGCCGGTCGGGTCACCCAGCAAGACACCCACGCGGAAGCCGTCAGCGTCGGCCTTCATGACCATGCCGGTGGCGTTGGACGTGAGCTCCTGGCCCTCGACGACGACGGCGACCTTGTCACCCAGGTACCAGTCGTGTCCGAAGCGCATGGCGCCGTCGTCCATCGGGACGACCTGGACGTTGACGGCCGTGAAGCCGGACTCCTCCATGGCCTCGTCTCCAGCCTGCTGGAGCTCGTCCCACTTGTCGGTGTTGCGCTGGTCGATGAACTGCTCGACCCGGCGCCCCCAGTCGGCCTCTGCCGCGATGGACTCGGGTGTCTGCACCTGGAGAAACTGGCGCCTCACCAGCTCGCCCTGACCGGCCACGATGGCGCGTGTGACACCGGGCGGAGAGATGGCGACACGCTGTCCGGCGAGGCTTCCGTTCGCGACGTCCAGCCGGATCAGGTCCGTGCGGTCGCCGATCTGGTAGGTCTCGAAGACCAGGCTCGTCCCACGCTGTACGACACGGAAACCGAGACTGCCCAACAGGGCCAGCTCGGTGAGCAGGTTGCCCAGCACGGGGAAGCGAGCCGACTTGATGACGGCCGGCCCGCGCCCTCCGCTCTCACCGTCGATGAGGTGCGCCTTGCGGCGCTCGACGGGGGCTGTCGGGCCGACGTTGGCCATGACGAAGGAGTGCATGACGTCCTCTGCATGACCCTGTCTGACATCGTGAGCGAGTGTCTGACTGGCCCCGTTGGGGTTCTTCGGGTCAGGAAAGGCCAGAGCGTCGGCGAGGATGACGGTGTCGGACACGCCCTCGAAGGCGATCGACCCACCGGGGTCCTCCTGTGTTGCAGCGAACTCCGCCTTCACCATCGGCCCCGACATGATGACGTCGTTCGGGCCGGTGATGATGACGCCTGCGCCGGGCTGACGCAGGGTCTGTGCGAGCGGGTTCTCTGCGGCCAGCGTCAGCTTCCACTCGCCGACGTTGTTGAAGTTGTCCGTGAGCTCCAGTTGAAGCTCCTCGGGCCGGACGAGGCCGCGACGAGTCAGTGACTTGTCGCGGACCTCGACCGTGATGTCTTCCAGCCGCACTCAGACCACCATCCACTTCCTCGGCCGCCAGGAGCATGTGATCTTCGAGGCGGTCGTGACGTCTTCGAGCTGAGCGGTTGCGGTGGAGAGGCCGGGCTTGACGGTCCAGAAGCGCGGGGCTTCAGCCAGCTCGGCGTAGCGGTTGGCGTCGGACTGGTCGACCACCGTGCCCTTGCGGGTGTCGATGATCAGACGCTGGTTCGCGGACAGCGCCCCTTCCCAGCGAAGCGTCTCGCCCGAGGGTGAGGTCGCCTCGAAGTTCGTGCCCGGTCCAGTGATCTCCCAGATCGGGTACGCCTCCGCGTCGCCTCGGTTGTCGAGCTGGATCTCGCCGATCGCCTGAGAGGCTGCGACGGGGATCGAGACCAGCGAGGAGAGGAATGCAGCCGTCGTCGTATCTCCGCCGACGTACCTGACCTGAGCCTCCGAGGAGATCCAGTACGGGTCCGGCGAGCGGAAGGTGATGACGGTCTGGAACTCACGCTCGCCGGTCGTGTCCGCACCGTAGGAGTACTCGCCTCCGCCAGTGCGGTACACGTCCGTTGTCCAGCGCGTGCCGTCGTCGTCGAGGAGAGTCAGGGTGCACCTCCCGGCCAGCGCGAGGGCCAGCCGAGAGGTGAGCTGCTGAAGGTGCGTGCGATCCCGAGCCAGGATCTCCAGAGGTATGTCGATGTCCCTTGTGAGGACTCGACGCCTCCGGAAGGTGGCGCCGTCTCCGGCGCCTTCGAGCCACTGGACGGAGACGGGGGGCAGGCCGAAACCTGTCACCCCCGCCTTGGCCTGGTAGCCCAGGCCCTTGTCCATGATCTCGTTGAGGTTGAGCGTGTCCGTCTCGCTGGCGAGCAGGAGCTTGGGCATCTACTCGATCACCATCCCATCCGGGCACGGTTGCTCGCGGCGAACAGATCCTCTTCAGATCCGAGCGAGGAGCCGGGCGCCGCGTAGTAGTTGAGAACCTTCGTGGTGCCACCTCCTGTCGAGTTGGCGAGGCCAGCGTTCACGGCGGCGGAGATGCTGCCCGAGGCGCTGATCTGTCCGACGCTGGGCACGTCGAACTGGGTGGCTCCGACGTCTGCGGTCAGCCCACCGAGGGACTTGCGCACGGCGTCGTAGCGGGACTCCAGGCCCTTGATGAAGCCGTCGATGACGAGCTGGCCGGCGCCCACAAGGAGCACGCGGTCCAGGGACTCAGGGCCCTTCCAGGACGTCAGCTTGTCGGTCAGGCTGCCGAGCTTGTCCTTGACCTTGCCGAACATTCCGGTGATGCCGTCGATGAAGCCCTGGATCAGCTTGATGCCCGCGCTCTTCAGCGTGGAGCCGAGCGAGCTCAGGGCGGACTTCGCCTTGCCGGGCAGCTCCTTGACCTTGGTGACCGCCTTGCCGATCCACTCGCCCACGGTGGAGACGAGCCTGCTCAGCCCAGTGACGGCCGCCGACTTGATCGACGTCCAGGCGGAGGAGAAGAACCGGCCGATGGCCGCGAGCCCGTCAGTGACCAGACCGCGAGCGCCAGTGAAGAACACTCCGATGTAGCCACGGATCGCGGCGAAGGCTCCGGTGAAGATCTCACCGATGGCCTTCCAGGCGGACTTGAACAGGGCGCCGATGGCCTTGAGGCCCTTGCCCGCAGCGCCGAGGATGCCGACGTTCAGGAACACTTCGAGCGCGCCCAGGATCGTGTCCCAGACGCCCTTCAGCATTCCCTTGATGCCTTCCCAGAGCTGCTTGAAGCCGTCCTTGAAGGTGTCCCAGTTGCCGGTGAAGATGCCTTCGAAGAGGCCCCACCAGATCTTGAAGAAGCCCACGATGTAGTCGAAGACTCCGACGAAGAACTCCTTCAGTCCTTCGAGGACCAGGCCCACGCCGTTGATCGCAGCGACCAGCGCGCCTGCCAGGATCTCGATGATGAACTGGAGCACCGGCACCAGGATCGGCATCAGGAAGTTGACGACCGCGAGCAGTGCCTGAAGGAACGGCTGAAGCGCCTCGACCACGCGAGAGATCGCGTCGGCCAGCGGAGGCAGTACGGACTGGATGACCTCGGACAGCATCGGAAGCAGAGGCTGGATGACTGCCGTGATGATCTGGAGCGCGACAGCGATCACCGGCTGGAGAGCCGTAAGGATCGTCGTGAATGCCTGAGCCAGGATCGGCAGGATCGGAGCCAGCGCACTGATCAGGGCCTGAGCCAGCGGCATGACAGCCGCGAGGATCTGACCGAAGATCGCAGCGATCGGAGGCAGGAGCGTACCGAGGAACTGGAACGCGGCACCGAGCGCCTGGCCCACGATCGGAACAAGCTGCTCGATGTACGGCGCGAGCGTGTTGAACGCCTGCGTCAGTGCACCACCAAGGAGCGTGATGATCGGGGTGAGCTGCGGAGCGAGCTGCGCGAACGCGTTCGACAGCGGGATCACGGCGGCCGAGACGAGCTGGGCGAAGACCGGCAGCGCTGCGGCAACGAGCTGGAGGATCGCTCCGAGCGCGGCGCCGAGCGGCATCATCGCGGGAGCCAGGGCCTGCACTGCACCGAGCAGTCCATCGAACAGGGAGGAGATGCCCTCGGTGATGGCCGGCTGGGCCAGGGCCGAAGCCACTGCGTCCAGCGCCGTGCCGATGATCTCGCCCGCCTTCGGCAGGACGGTCGTGAGCAGTGAACCGAGCTCGATGAACAGGTTCTTGACTGCCGGCCCGGAGATCGTGGCGATGTTGTTCATCGCTTCGTGCGCAGCCTTGAAGACGTCGGTCAGTCCGGACTGGAAGCCCTTGGAGTCGACCGTCTTGTGGATGCTGGCAAGGGCGTCGTTCAGCGTGCCGAGCGACGTACCGCCCGCCTCAGTCGCCGCGCGAGCGACGCCGGACAGGATGCCGTACACGTTGTAGAGGACGCCGCCCAGATCCTTCAGGGCCTGGATGCCTTCGTCGATCTCGGCCTTGATGCCGTTCTCGCCCTTGGCGGCGAGGAAGTCGGCGAACTGCTTGGAGATGTTGACGAACCACGTCGAGAGCTGCGGCAGGTAGGACGTGCCGACCTTGCCCAGCGTCGCGATGATGTCGGCGAACGCCTTGGTTCCACCGGTCGCGATCGTGATGGACTGCGAGAGGTCGGTGAACATCTGGCCCAGCGCCGGACCAAGGGAGGACCCGAGGTTCGAAGCGAAGGAGCCGAAGAAGCCGCCGAGCTCAGTGGCCGTGTCCGCCACGCCCTTACGGAACGCGGGGAGCAGGGAGTCGACCATCTCCTTGATCGGCTCACGGGCCTTGTCCCAGAAGTTCGTGCTGATCGTGTTCTGGAGATCCGACAGGGTCTTCTTGACCTCGGGGATCTCCTTGTTGAAGTCCTTCAGCGCGGCGATCGTGACGCCGATGCCGACCGCGAAGCCACCCAGAAGTCCGGGCAGCAGTGCGACCGTTGGTCCAATCTGAGCCAGCGAAGCCGACAGCGCGAAGAGGTTGCTCGCACCGGCAAGGCCAGCCGCAGCCACACCCGAGATCGCCGACGCCAGCGAGCCGATGATCGGCACGCTCTTGTCGAGGTTCTTCAGGATGTTGCCGAACTTCTCGAAGAGGTTGTTCAGCACTCGGATACCGGAGAGCGCAGCGAGAGCCGTGGCCACCTTGGCGACCGCAGCGTTGTTCAGCGTCGGGATGATCGAGACCGTGCGCGGGCGCGTCAGGACGGCCAGGCGTGAACTGATGTAGGCGCTTCCGCCCGTGGGCCAGTTCAGCTCCAGGTCGATCTTCTGCGGGGAGTTACGGTCCCGCCAGTCCTTCAGGTCGTCCGTCATCTTGCGGAGCGACGACTCGCTGATCGCCACGTCGACATCAGTCGTGTCGAGCGTGGTCTTCAGCTTCACCTTCTCGCTGGTGGCGACGTCCTCGTATCGACGGACCGCCTTGCGAACTTCCTCGGGGATGTTCGTCAGGGAGAGGGTGGTGTAGAGCCGGACCTTCCGGGAGTTCATCTGCCGGTTCTGCTGGTTGATCTTGCGGATCTCAGTCAGCATCTCCGAGACGAAGCCAGTCATCACCGGCTTCAACGACACCTCGATGTCGTTGAGCTGTCGCTCGATCTTGTCGAGCTCTCGCTGCGCAGTGCGCTTGAAGGACGAGGTGTCGGGTAGCACGCGGACGCTGACGCGACCGATGACCTGACCCTGGGGCATGGGCTACCTCCGGGCTGTGAACTTCTTGTAGATCTCCGCCACGGAGACCCGCTTGCCGGCCTTTTGGCCGCTGGTCTTGGTGGGCTTCTTCAGCGCCTTCGGGCGTGGCCAGCTTGGGATCTTGGGCGCCTTGCCCTTGCCCCAGTTGCCGGTGGCCCGCGTGTTCTGGTTGATCGCGTCGAAGATGTCGGCCTGCATGTGGCGATCGACGCCCCAGCCGAAGTGGTCCCTGCCGCCCGACGCGAGAGCGACGGTCAGGGAGGTGTCCGGAAGCCTCCGCACCATCAGGTTGACAAGGGCCGGCGAGGGCCCCCGACCTGCGATCACGTCGGCAAGGTTGATGCCGTAGTGGAAGAGCAGGTCGGGGTAGATGCCTTCGCCGTACTCGTCGATCAGGCGGCAGAGGCTGAGGCTTCCCCCACCTGGGCGCCCTTGCCGTACGTCTCGAAGATCTGGGCCAGGATCGCGAGGTCACCGCCCACGGCCGTGAGCAGGATCTCCGCCTTCTTCGGGTGGTCAGCTACCAGGCGGATGGCGTCGGACAGGAGAGCTTCCTGGTCGACGTCTTCACCCTCGGCGTCCATGCGGTCCTGGATCTTCGCGAGCTCGTCGCGCTTCTCCTTCGGCAGGCGGAGGGGGTTGAGCAGAGCGACCGTGGTCTTGTCGTCGACCTCGATGTCGGTCGAGCTGTACTTCGCGTCGGCTGCGGCGCGGATGTCGTCGAGAGAGAAGCTGGCCATGGGGTTGCGGACCTCCAAGTCGTAGGGGATGCAGTGCAATGCGGACCGTCAGGAAGAGGCCCCCGAAGGGGCCCCGGCTGTGCAAGGAGGTCCGCGTCACTTGCACAGCCGGGGAGTTCAGGATCAGGCAGCTACGCCGGTCTCCCAGGAGTCGCCGTCCCAGTAGGCGCTGGAGGCGTCGCCCAGGACGACGTAGTTGCCTGCGAGCCAGGCGCCCGTACCGACGATGGTCGAGCTCTGGAGCTCGGTCAGGTTGGCCGGAATGGTGGCGCCAGCCGGAGTGAAGGCACCCGGAGTGCCCTCGGTCACGCCGGTCGCAGTGATCGCACCCAGCGGGGTGATCGCGTACGTCCAGTTGTTCGCGCCGTAGGTCATCGGCTTCACGCCGAGCGGCAGGCCGGCGAGCGATTCGGTGTCACCGAAGGACAGGTCGTCGCCTCGGTAGATCTCGGCCTTCGGGGCGTAGAACGCGAACACGTTCTCGCCGTCCACGAAGATCGCGAGGAACGCGGCGACAGTCGGGGTCGGGTCGGCCGGAACGCCAACCGAACCGTCAGGCAGGACCGGAGCGTTCGAGCCGTAGTAGAGCTTCAGGCCCCGCACGTCGAACTGCTGGAGCGTGAAGGCCATCGTCTCGGTGCGAGCCGAGTACTTGGTGCGCAGGCTCTTGTTCTGGAGCGAGCCGATCGTGGTGGCCTCGCCACCCTCGGAGGAGATCGAGAAGATGTCCTCCAGGCTGGTGTGACCCACGTTGTCCCACGGGGAGACGGGGACCAGGAGGTCGTCGGGGATGTCGGTTCCGACCGGGGCGGTCAGGTAGTTGCCGCTCCCGATGACGAGAGTTGCGTTGTCGTTCAGCGCCACTGAGTGGACTCCTTACTGGGTGGGGTAGGGGCGGTTGCGCGGCTTGCGGATCTCGATGTCGTAGGTCGCTTCGTAGCGCCAGACACCGGTCGGCAGGTCGGCGTACTGGACCGGACCTGTAGAGGTGGCCCAGTCCGTCTGCCGACGAGGGGCGGACGCGAGATCAACTCGCGTGATGTGGCCGAGCCCTGGGTAGACCGTCTGGTTCAGCCAGGCATCGCGGAGCACCACGCGGACAGCCTCCGAGAGGATCGCCGCATCCTCGTCGCCATCGGGGTCCTCGCAGAAGCAGTGGATCGCCACGCGAGCTGCGTCGAGGAATCGAGTGTCGCCAGCCCAGTTCCCGAAGGATGGGTCGCGGCGTGCAAGTACGAGCGGGAAGGTCTGATCCTTGGCGATCAGGGAGTGGACCTTGATGCCGGGCAGCCCCTCGCGGAGTACGGCCAACATCAGGTCTTCGACGGGGGAGAGCTCGGCGAGCGCCTTGATCTCCGCAGGGAGACCGGCCATCAGCCTCTACCTCCCCCGCGCTTCTTCTGCGCCTTGATCTTGACCTTCTTGCCCTTGGCAGGCCGGAGCCCGCGCTGGTTCTTCGGCAGGTGGGAAGCCTCGGCGAGGATGTGCAGCCCGTCAGCCGGGGCGACCTCGTACTCGTCGATGACCTGGCCCTTGTCGTTGACGATCTGCGCGGTGTAGCCACCGCGACCGGTCTCGATCGACAGGGCCGAGTTGTTGGGGTTCTTCCTGTTGGACTGGTTCGCGTCCTCCAGCACCACGTAGGCGTCGATGTCGCCCTTCGCCATGTCGATGTGGGCGATGCCCTCGACTCGGTGCTGAACGAGCAGAGCCTCGGCTCGCGCCGCGATCTCGAAGGTCCGCTCCCAGATCTCCTGTTGGACGTCGACATGGCGAGCGATGACCTCTTCGAGGTTGCGCTTGCCGATCTCGTCTTCGATGACGGCCATCAGCTCGGCCTCTCTCGAATGTCGATCGACCAGTGCCGCGTCCTGCGCTCGCCGTGGTGGTAAGCGGGGGGCGTCACGATGTCCCAGGTGCGGCCGAGCACTTCGACTCGGGACCACAGGGAGACGCCTTCGAGGTCGGCGTTCACGATCATCCGGGTGATGTTGATCTGCTGCTGGCCGGGAACCTCGGCTCGGGCTGAACGCTGAGGGATCAGCGCACAACGCACGTCGTACGGGCCCTCCGCATCGGCGACCAGGATCTCGTTGCCCCGGTTGTCGGTGTGGTACGAGGACTTCCAGACCTTCGCAGGGACGCCTCGCCTGCGCTGCATCGAGCTCACCAGACGTCTTCCTCGCTGGCGTAGAACGGGAAGTCCTTGCCGGAGTCGGACGGGATGTACCCGGCCGGGAGGTCGTTGCCGTGATGGCGACGCTGACGACTGCGGTACAGCCGGATGTTCGAGTCCCAGGCGCTCACGCCCGCAGAGACCAGGCCGGGCTTCCGGCCGCCGATCTCCGAGAGGAGCTTCTGCTCGTCGTCGGTGAAGTAGACGGTGCCAGCGTTCTCGCCAGCGTCGTCGTTCCAGCCCAGGGTCTCGTCGCCGGCCCGCGACTGCGTGTAGCCCGAGGGGTTGTTCATGTACCGCTTGCACGCCTTCAGGACCAGGGTCCGGATCAGGCGCGGGGCGGAGACGGCATCAGCGAAGTCGCGGCCTACGTGGTAGACGGCGAGGTCGGAAGCGTCCTCCAGAGCTGAGGTAGCGATGCGCTCCTCGTCAGCGTCGAGCGTCCAGTCGAGGCGAGCCTTCAGTTCATCGAGTGTGGCGAAGATCGTCGCCAAGGTAGTTCTCCTTCGCTCACGGGGAGGGGCGGGATGCGCAACTTGCACACCCCGCCCACTCACTCAGCTTGATCAGCCAGCGAACGGCGTACCGACACCGGTGATCCGGGCCAGCTCGTCAGCCGCGTCGCCCGCAGCCGCGCCGGTCGGCAGGGTGTCAGTCGGCGCGTCGAGGTCCAGCTTGATCGCGCGGACGAAGTGCTCGTACTGGGAGACGAACGCCTGGCCGCTCCCGTCGACACCGACGAGCTGGTCCTGGACGGACCGGAAGCCCTTGTACGTGTTGACCACGGAGCGGTCGGTCAGGTACTGGGCGTCGTAGTCCTGGAGCCAGCGGATGGCCACGCCGTTCGCGGAGGCAGAGCCACCGGTCACGGACTGCGGGACGCTCGGGGCGCCGGTCGCGAAGATGAACGCGCTGCGGTGCAGGGCGAACGCCGCGTCAGCCGGCACTTCCTGGGAGACGATGATGTCGAAGCCGAAGCGCCGACCGATCGCAGCCTCACGCAGGGCGGAGACGGCCTCCTGCTCACCGACGTTACCGGCGAGGTTCAGCTTGTCGTCCGACAGGAGCGCGGACTCCCAGGCGGAGCCGACCAGGAGAACCCGGCCGTCCATCGGGACCATGAACTTGTTCAGAACCTCGCGGGCCTTGATCAGGGTGCCGCGAAGGCTGGCCTGGACGCCAGCGGTGACCGAGTCACGGTCGACGCCGCCACCCAGGGTGACCGCGTAGGACTGGCCGAGCAGGGTGTCGACAGCGCCGCGCTCCAGGCCGCGACCGATCGCCTCGGTCTGCTTGGCCATGAGCTTGGCCCAGCCGTTGAGGTCGAAGTCGCGCTGCTCGTCGGTCAGCTTGACGGCCGAGTAGATGTTGCCACCGAACTGGACCGCGACGGTCTTCTCGGCGTACTCGTCGAACTCGATCGGCTTGCGGACTCCGCCGTTGGCGTTGGGGGTGCCGACCTGGCCGGACCGCCAGTCGTAGGTGCGGAAGGGCAGGACGCCCTCGACCTTGACGTTGATGGTGTCGTTCTCGGCGCCCTTGTAGCCGTCGATACCCTCGCGCTGGAAGAGCGCGGGGACGACGAGGGCCTGCTCCAGAGCGACAGCCGCAGTCGCGGCGATCTTCTCAGGCTTGACGACAGTGTGCGTCACTGGTTGTTACTCCATTCGGTAGGGAAGAGAAGGCTCGGCGTGCGCAACTTGCACACGCCCAGAAGGGTTGGTCAGTAACGGCTGCGGCGAGCTGCGCGGACCGCCTTGACCGGGTCGAAGTCCTCTTCGTCGTCCTCGGGGTCGAGGCCACCGGCAAGGGACTCAGGGGCTGCGGGAGCGATGAGCTTCTGGAGCTCCTTCGCGTCAGCCTCCAGCGTGGCCTCGTCGTCACCCTGAAGGCGAGCGGCAAGGGCGGCGGGAAGCTCGTACTTCGCGGCCACGTTGTTGAGCAGGATGTTCCGCTCCAGCGTCGCGATCTGGCCCTTCAGGTCGGCAGTCGCCGCCTCGAACTCCTCGACGGTCTTGGCCGAGCTGAGCTTGGCCTCCGCCTCGCGGAGCTTGGTGCGGTAGTTCGCCGCCTCGGCGTTCGCATCCGTCAGCTTCTTGCGAAGCACCTCGGACGGAACGGACTCGGGCTGGTCGTCCTTCTTCTCCTCGGTCGAGGTCTCCGTCTCATCGCCCTTGGGGGTCTCGCCCTCCGGGGGCGTCTCGACGGTCTCTTCCGTGGTCTCGGTGGACTCGGTGGTCTCGGTGCTGGGGGTTTCCTGCTCGGGCACTGTTACGCCTCCTGGACGTTGGTGGTGGATCGCCGAGCCTCCTGGGCTGCGGCCTGCTGTTCTTGCCGGACGAACCGGCGCCAGGCGGCCACTGCCGCCTTGCCGGAGAGGCCGCGCGTGACCTTGGGCCACAGCTCCTCGTACCGGCGGTTCAACTCGTACGCAGACGAGTCCTTGTACTGCCGCACGGAGAACACGGGCTCCGCGTAGCAGTGGCAGTTGTCGTGGTACTTGTCGCCGTCCGCATACTCAGCCGAGTTCTGCGAGCGGTAGACAGGACCGCGAGAGATGAGCATCGCGCACCACCCGCAAGGGGTTCCGGTACGCGAGAGTCTGATGTAGCCGATGGCTCGCTTGTCGCGCTGCGTGTGGTTCCAGACCGTCGAGCGTCCGCCGTTCATGGCGACGCGCTCGGCGCCTGCGGCCTGGCGGGCACCTGCTTGCCGGTGAGCCTCGTCGCGAAGTTCGTCGACCTCGTCAGCACTCCTGGTGCCGTCGAGCTTGTCGACCTTCTTCTGGAGGTTCTCCGACCCAAGTGCTTCGAGGATCGTTCTCAGTTCCTCTTCCGCCTCGCGCTCGATCCGCTCCTCCGCAGCTCGCAGACCTTCAAGCTCCTCGACGAGAATCCGATCGGCTTCCTCGTCTTCATCCACCACGGAGGCTTCCCCAGGCTCGCTGGTCGCGGCCTCCGAGGTGGTGCTTGGGGTGTTGGCCGGCTCGCTCTGTGCGGGCGCCTCCTGGGCGCTCTCAGGGCTTCCGGTCAGTTCTGCGAACTCCCGACGTAGCGTGTCCAGCGTGACGTACGTCGGCTCGGGGTGGTACGGATCTGCCACCGTGCTGCCCGTACGAAGTGCACGGGCGAGCCGGTAGTAGGCGCGAGCAAGGTCGCGGGACATGCGCCTGCGCCCCATCACCAACGTGATGGCCCGCCTCAGCCAAGAGGCGGTGGTCGACGCCCTCGCGGTAGGAGGGACGTCGTTCCACAGCGCAAGCGCCTCCTGGACGGTGCCTGCCCCGATCTGGGTCAGTGCCGTCTGGAACGCAATCGCAGCGCGATCAGCCTCAGCCTGTCGGGCCGGGCTGGTCACGCGGCGACCACCTCACTGTCGGGCGAGGCGGTGATGCCCGTGTCGGGCGTCGCTCGGGTGAGAGCGGAAGCGAGCTGGCCAACGGAGTCGTCGTCCTCGGCCATCTGCTCCCAGTCCTCGTACTCGGTCTGGGTCACGCCAGGGACGCGCTTCCACAGGCCACGCTTCGGGATGCCGAGCTGGTCGGCGAGCTTGCCGAGAGCGTCAGCGGCCTGGGCCAGCGAGCGGGACTCCATGTCGCGCCACTGGACTTCGCCAGCGAAGTCGTCAGCCGACTCGGTGTGGCCGTCGAGCTCGGCCGCCAGGCGGAAGACTCGTTCCCACGATTCACCGAAGATGCTCTGGAACTCCGAGATCTTCCGGGAGAGCGCAGTCTCGGCGGCGAGAAGAGCCTCGGCGGACAGGTTGGCGATCTGGCCAAGCAGGTGGTGAGGCGGGGTCTGCGAGATCGCGGCGAGGTGCCGGATGCTCATGTCGACCGAGTCGATCAGCGAGCCGACCGGACCACCAGGCAGCGAACCGAATTTGACGTCGGGGTCCTCGGCGAAGAGGAAGCGCCGCGCGTTGTGGTTGATCGCCGCAGGGATCGGGTTACCGGCCGAGTCGAGCTTGGGCCGGCTGTCGACCGCCAGGCTCGGGTCGAGCGTGACGTTGCCGAACTCGTCCAGCAGCTCCATCTGAAGAGGCGGAGCCATGCCGGTCACGTACCGCACCTCATGCGAGGTGTACGTCTGCGCGACGAGCAGGTCGAAGATGGTCTGGTTGATGCGGTTCTGGAGCGGGATCATCGGCTCGACGACGCCGATCGTGCGGCCTTCGAGGTCGATGCTCGCGGCGAAGCGAGTCACCGGGCACTCGGTGTTGCCGTGCCGCCTCTTCGCGCCAGCCACCTTGACGGAGTCGAGGTCGCTGATCGAGGCGTAGGTGACGGCGTACTCGTACGTGGCGTCGAACATCCGGGCCTTGCCCGGCGTCTCGCCCTTCGGTCTGGCCGTGATGGTCAGCGCGGCGTACGGGTTGTCGTCGTTCGCCGGGTCCTCGTACAGGGCGGCCGTCCGCTTGGCGGACAGGCCCTTCGAGATGACGCCCTTCTTGGTCTTCTCCGTCAGGACGAAGGAGTGACCGTAGCCGAGAGCGCCCCGGTAGACAGCCGCCTGGCGGGCGTCCATGCGAGAACGCTGCCAGTGCTGCCACTCGGGGCTCGTCAGCGTCGCAGTCCGGGGCAGGCCGTCCGTGGAGACGCCAGGCCGGAAGCCGTCCACGTACAGAGCCTGAGCCGGCGTGCCGATCAGGAGCGGAGTCCAGTTCGACACAGCGCGCTTGGCGAGCAGCCGGTACTCGTCGTCCGCCTGGGGCGGCATGTACGGGTCGTCATGCTTGCCATGCATGTAGTTGTCGATCCGCTGGAGTCGATGCTCGTCACGGTCGAGGATGGCGAGGAGTTCCTTCGCCAGCTTCAGTGGGCTGGTGTCAGCCATGCCTCACCACCTTTCTTGTCACAGTTGCACAGCTCACACGAAGTAGCCGCGCCCGGTCCGCTTCTTCACCTTCTTGCCTCGCGCACGCATCTCGTACAGCGCCTCATGCGCCAGCATCAGGGCGGCGTAGGCGTCGATCTTGCGGGGCGAGTCCTTGCTCTCCTTACCGAAGGAGATGCCGTAGTTGTTGGTCCGGCGCCGAGCGTTGAGAACGTGGCGGCGGAGAGTGAGGTCACCGTCATGCGCGAGCTTCGCGTCGAAGATGGAACGCATCAGGCGCTCATGCGCCAGCGTCACCGTCTTCTGCGAACCACGCATGTCCCAGCCGATCGCGTCCTTGCCGGTAGGCGAGGAGACCGCCAGGCGGCTCCCGTACGTCTCCGACCAGTCAGCGATGTACGACTCCCACAGGGCCACGTCGGCGAAGAACGCCTGCGGCTCGAAGAGGCGGAACGCCTCATGCACCTGCGAGTCAACCTCCGAGCGAGGCACTGTCCAGTCCTCGCCCTGCGGGCCGTCTGGCTTCTCCCAGACGCCGAGCACGAAGGCGCACATGTCCCGAACGCGCAGCGCGATGAGCGCTGTTGCGTCCGAGCTCTTACCGCCGTCGAACCCGAGGACGATCTCGTCGCCAGGCTTCAGCACCTTGGAGTCGTCGAGCAGGCCATCCCACTCGGCCGGCCCGTAGATCGCATCCTCTTCGGCGACGATCTGATTGAGCCACATACGGCGAGAGCGAGACGGAGCGATCGTCGCGTCCATCACGGACTGGATGATCGAGTCGACGTTCAGCCAGACCGCGTCGCCCCGAATTTTCGGGATGACGATCCGCAGCGCAAGCGCCGTCAGCGGGGTCTTGGCGTGAGCCTCGATCGAGTCGTACATGAACCCGATGTCGGCCATGCGGCCTTCGAGGATCTTGTTGAACGACTCGCGCATCC